TAAAAAGTTTATTATTAATAATAACAATAGAAAGGAAAACATATGGCTTTATTAGTGTTTAGAAAGATTTCAAGAGTTACTATTTATGAGCAGCATAAATTACCTCGTCATGTCTTTAATATCGAATATTACGATGGTACTCACGGTACCGTTACTGAAGAAGATTTCGATAAACTTAAGGTTCAGCATACTAAACAGTTACATAACGATAAGAAAAAGGCTGATAAGATTTATCAAGAAGATATGGAAAGAGGCGAGATGGCCGCAGAAGCAGGAATGTTACACGGTATCGATGCTTATAACGATATGAATGGAGATAGCTAACATGGGATATACTAATTACTGGCACCAAAAAAGAAGTTTCACTGATGCCGAGTGGAAAGAGTTAACAGAAGAATATGACTACTTAAAAGATGGTGGTAGAATAGAGCCATATGATGAGAATCCAGAGCAGATAGCTTTTAATGCAAAAGGTAATGGTTGCGAGACTTTCGTATTAAACAAAAATTTAGATGAGTATTTTAAAAGTGAGCACATGGGCTCTTATTACAAAGAAAAATACGAAAAAGAAGGTTATCATTTTGATTTCTGTAAAACTCGTATGTTTAGTTACGATATAGATGTTTGGCATATGTTAACGGTAGCACGTATAGTTTCTCCAGATAATATAACTCAAATATCAAGAGATAGATAATTATTGTTTAATCGTGTTCTTAATAGTTTATTATTAACTATAACAAAAAGAAAGCGAGAACATAATGAAAAATAACGCAGAACAATTTGTAAAAACATTTCAAGAGTGTGTTGTGGATTCTAATATTAGTAATCTAGATTTACAGCTTAAACCTTTTAAAAAAGCAGAAAGCACTTTAACCGTTTATAGAAATAAGAATAAAACTCATACCGTTATAGAAGAACACGATGGCAAATATACATACATTTGGAGTGCAAAAGGAATTTATACAAAAGACATTATTCTTTTAGCTTTTAAACAAATAGATAAACAAGCTGGGAGAAACGAAGATTAAATTGTTTAATTAGGCTTAAAAAAGTTTATTATTAACTATAACAAAAAGAAAGCGAGAATGATATGAAAGCAGAAGAAATACAAAAATTAGTTGTCGTAGATGTAAAAGATGACAAATTTACTGTTACTAAGAAAATAGGGATGTGCAGAGAACTAGAACATTTTGCTACTGTATATCATCTTTTAAATCCACCTCTTGGAAAAACCACTGAGAGAAATTTAACAAAAGTAGAATTATACGATGGTTGGGAGGACACGATAGTCTATATGAAAGGCCATTTAACTCTTGATAACATCTCCACTTACCTTACTTACTTAACAAACTGTGTAGAAGATGATACAGAATTCCAGTTTAAATCTCCCGATTTATTTAAGATGTAAATAAAAATCTATACATTTAGCCTCTAATAAGATAAATTAGAGGTTAATTATATGGATAACATTATAGAATTTTCCGAGGTTGAGAATAAGATTTTATCAGACAAGGAAAAGAAGTTCGTCAATAACATTATATCAGGTTTACCTAAGAGGAAAGCGGCTTTAGAGGCAGGTTACGCCGAATCCTCAGCTCATGTACAAGCCACTCGCTTACTAAAGAAGGATAAAATCCTGAGAGCGGTGAGCCGAGGGCGGGCGGTCCATCAGCAGCAGTCTATTCACACTCTTGACAAGGAGGTTGAGAAGCTTGACGTGTTGTATGAGGCGGCAGTCGAGAAGAAACAACTGGGAGCCGCCGTCCAGGCTGCGAGGTTGAAGGCCCAACTCTTGGGGTACTTGGTTGAGAAGAAGGAAGTCAAACACTCCGTCCTTGACACGATGAGTGATGATGAGTTGGTCACTTACCTTGACAAGTTAGCCTCCGCAGGCTGAGTGTTGTTGCGGGAGGCAAGAGCCACGGGCTCAGCAGCCTTCCTCCACCGTCCGCCCGCCTGGCGGCGGTATGATGCGGCGGGAGGCGGCGGCCCTTATATATATGAATTTTTATAGGAACAAAGTTATTAACATTTATTATTTTTAATTGTTTTATTCTGCGTAGAATAATATATATTTATACCATAGCAATTAAGCTATAAAAAACAGAAAGAATAATTTATGACTCAGAATAAAAAGTTCCCAACATCTCTAAAAGTATTAGAGAACCGTGCAATCATATTTCTTTATATTAACCAAAAGAAACCATCAGGAAAATCCTGGGCACGATACGACCGATATAAAACAGCGCATAGTATCACAGAGGCCGTGGACCGTGGCTTCACAGCTTTAGACATGCAATACGAAACGAAACAAAACAACCGTTTCAAGAAGTTCGTAACCATGTGTTTTATCGAGGGTGTTAATGTTACCAAACAAACTAAAGACATCTTAGAGGTCGTCCTTAAAAAGAACAAAGAAGTTCTCAAGGATTTACCGAAAGCTATTCAAGCCAAAGCACAAGCCAACATCGATAAATTCGAAAAGCTTGCAGCAGCTATAAAATAACATTATTCGGGGGCGTCACACAGGCGCCCTCGTTTTTTTGTTATTGAGCCTTGAGCATCCGCACTCCGCCGCCTTGCGGTTGAGCATTAAGATTAAGTCATTGAGCATTGAGCATCAACCGTCCGCCTTAGACTTACGTGTAAGTCTAATAATAAATAAATACAGATAATAGAAATATAAAATATTACAACAAATTAAAAATTTCCTGGTTTTTTAGTTGTTTTAAATGATTTTTATTAATTTATTTTAGATATAAGTTACTAACAGAAAGAGGAGAAATATGACTTTTATTATAATTATTATCGCTTATTTATTAGTAATAAGCTTTACTTTTTAATAAATAATCTATAAAAATATAGATAGAAAGGAGAAATATAGAAATGGAAAATAGTAATAAAAATAAAAAATTTCCTTCTTCGCTTAAAGTATTAGCGAGTAATAAAATTCTTTTTAGATTAATAAATATAAAAAGAGAAAATACTCGTTCTTACGAAATATTCGAAGAAGCTAAATTTTCGACTACTATTAAAGATTTATTTACTTTAACTAATTATCGTAAAGTAGATTATTCTTACGATACTAAAGAGAATAATCGCTTTTCTACTATACGTTTAGTAGTAGAAAATAATAACGATACTAAAGAAAATAAAGAAGAAATTAAAACTATTATCGAAGAAAATAAAAAATTCTTAAACGATAAAGATAATAAAATTTCTAATAGAAAATCTCTAGAGAATAATATTTTATTCTTCGAAGAAAAAATTTCTAATCTTTAATTACTAAATATATATATTTAATATTAAAACTCTCTAATTAATTTTAGAGAGTTTTTTTTATTTTTAGAATTAGTAATCGAGTAAAAAAATAAATCGTATTAAGTTTAACGTAAAAAAAATAGTATAAGTTTCTTTTACGATTTCGAGAAAGTTGGTGGATTAAGCGTAAGCTTTATCACTATTGACTGTTTTGTGTATAAATAAAATATATAATAATTTATGATTAAAGTGTGGTTTTTAATAGTGTTATTAAATTTTCCAGAGTATCCTATGATATATTATAAGGGGGCTAAAGGGTTTCTTTCTCTGGAAGAATGTGAAAAACAGAGGGTACCTATAAAAAATTTTTTTGAAAAAAAAGAACTTGATAGAGGAAGAACTGCTATATCCATTGAAAGTTATTGTTTACCTTTCGATGTATTTATGTTTAATAAAGGAAATAATGAAACAGGAACTGGTACAGAAAGCTAGAAACATTCTTTTAGATCCGAAAGTATCTAAAAATGTAAAAGAACAAGTTTTCGAAATATTAGAAAAACAAAGAACTAAAGCTACCAATAGTGCCGCAAAATCTGGAATTTTGGATTATGCTAAACATATGTATCCAGGGTACAATGATCCTGCACATATAAAACTTATTGGACAAAACCTAGAAAGTTTAGAGAAAGGTGAAATTGACAGATTAGCTATCTTTATGCCACCACGACATGGTAAGTCCATGCTCTGCTCTGAATTTTTTCCCGCATGGTACCTAGGACGTAATCCTAGAAATTTTGTAATTCAATCCACTTATGCTCAAGAACTAGCTGATGATTTTGGACGCAAGGTTCGTAACCAATTAAAATCAGAAGATTTCATGAGAGTCTTTGAGGGTGTAGGTCTAAGAGAAGATTCAAGCTCCGCTAAACGTTTTCACACAGTACATGGCGGGACGTATAGCGCCGTGGGTGCTGGTGGTGCTATTACAGGTAGAGGTGCACATTTATTAATTATTGATGATCCTATAAAAGGGCGTGAAGAAGCTGAGTCCGGGCTTCAGAGAAGAAACTTAATCGAATGGTACAAAGCAGTCGCTTACACGAGATTACAGCCAGGAGGTAAAGTTATCTTAATTCAAACTCGATGGCACGAAGAAGATTTAGCTGGATGGATATTAGAGAACTCAGGTGAAAACTGGAAAGTTTTAGACCTACCAGCTATAAACGCAAACGGTGATGCTTTGTGGCCAGAAGCATATCCCGTGCCTAAATTAGAAAAAATTAAAGCTACAGTCGGCGATAGAGTATGGGAGTCATTATACCAGCAACGTCCTACGGCAGAACAAGGTGCTATACTCAAGAGAGATTGGTGGCGTAAATTGGATCACGAACCTCAATACGATTTTATCGTTCAAAGTTATGATACTGCTTTTAGTACGAGAGAGTCTGCTGACTTTTCAGCCAGAACGACATGGGGAGTATTCTCACGTATCAATGAAGATGGTGTTATCGAAGCATGTATACATTTAATAGAAGCATGGAAAGACAGAGTAGAGTATCCTGATTTAAGACGTATAGCCCAAGAAGCATACTGGGACGTAAAACCTAATTTAGTATTAGTCGAGAAACGTGCATCAGGGCAATCATTACTTCAAGATTTAAGACGTGCGGGCATTCCTGTTCATGAATTTAGACCAGATAAAGATAAAGTTTCGAGAGCACACGCAGTCGCTCCCATGTTAGAGAGTGGTCTAATATGGATTACTGATAAAGAAATGTGGGTTGATGAACTTCTCGCAGAATGTGCGGCGTTCCCTTATGGGAAACATGACGATTATGTTGATACATGTACTCAAGCTTGGCAATTAATTAAAGAACAGTATTTAGTAGCACATCCGCTAGATCCAGATTTATTTGACGAATGGGACGATAAACCAATAAAAACAAATTTAATTGAAAAAAGATATTATAGTTAGACAACTCAATGTAACTAGTATAGATATTTTATAATAAGGAGGTCATGATGACTGCAATGTATAAATCAACAAAAGACAGACCAAGTAGAGGCTTGCAATACGCTGCTGCTTATAATGAATCTGAAACTCGTTTTTATAATAGAAATCCAGGTGCTCGTAAAGATAATGCAATGCTTCAAAAAGCTATGGAAACTCCAGGACTATTAGTTGAAGAAGTTTTAGATAAGCCTGTTAAAACAATTCCATATGGGAAGGACTAGACTATGATGAAAAAACAAGGTTATAATGCTCGTAAAGATGAGCAACTAGGTATGACTAGAGGTAAACAAGCTGGCAAAAAAATGTCAATGGCGGGTAGAAGAAAAGTAGCGAAAGCAACTCGTAAACCTAAAGGCACTTACGGACTTAAAAAAGGATAATTATTATGATGAGAAATTATAAAAATCCAGATGGACCACAAAAGTTTAAAGCAAGAAAAGCAGATCAATTAGATTCGCAAAAAAGAAAACTTCAAAATGGTTATTCTTGTGATGTAGGAAGTGCAAAAATGAACGTGATGGGATTAAGCATGGGAAGTTCAGCTTCTAATGTTACTCCATCTAAACCTAGTAATGCAAGTGCTTCTATTTTTAAAACTACAACAGTTCCAACTCCTAAAGTTTAATATGGATCCTACGGAGTGTTGTGCTATTTGCGGGTGTGATAAAAGTAAATGCATTTGCGGAGATGAATGTGAATCTTGTGGTTGCTAGATGCCATTTAAATCTAAAAAACAACGAGCATTTTTATATGCGAATAAACCAGAAATCGCAAAGAAGTGGTCAAAAAAATACGGGAGTAAAATAAATGGCAAAAAAAATAAAAAAGCCAAAAGCAAAACCACCTAGTCCACAAGACATAGAAAGACGTAAAGAAGTAGATGCTTCTATAAATAGAGTGTATAAGAAAGTAGCTGAAGCTAAACGAATGGGTATTTTGCAAATGAAAATAGCTAAAAAGTTTAAAGATGGTAAAATGAAAAAGCCACCTAAACCTTTTAAGAAAAACACTAAAAAAATGGGGAAATAATATTATGGCGATGAGTGATAAAGAATTAAAAAAAATAAAAGAAATGATGCCTTCGGGAG